CTAGAATTTTATCTTGTTGATTTCTGTCCATAATTTATTTTTTGAGGCATTGGTATAGATATCAAAGGTGATATCATTCAGTTTGTGCCCAAGAACCTTCTTACGTATATAAATATCAATATTGTAAAGCTGACAAAGAGAAGCAAAAGTATCTCTTGTGTCATGCATCCTGTGGTTCATGCCTAGCTGATCATTGAGGGCATAGAGTACAGTCATGTAAAACCACGTTCGCTTAGAATCGAATAGTCTTTCTTTCCTTACGATTAGTTCATCAACGACATACTGCTTGATTCCTTCATGAATCGGAATGATTCTGTTTCTTCCAGCTTCAGTCTTGGAACCGGTAATGATATAACTGATTTTTCTTTCTATTCCATCATCATTGCAAGGTTCATCTATGTGTATCTGTTTTCTATCAAGTGAGAGGAGTTCTGAAAGCCTACACCCGGTATAGATATAAATAAGCAGCACATGCGCTTCTGGAGTATCTAGTTTTTTGAGTTTCTTTATTTCATCAAGTGTAAAGGCTTTATGCATTGTTGACTTAGGAAGGCTCTTTATTTTTATATAAGTAGAATAATCATCATCTCTACTGATATATTTGTGCATTACTGCATACTCGAAGACTTTGACACAGATGTACTTCATATCTCTCTGTACACTTACACCAGTATTCATTTCATCAAATATGTTCTGCATGTCTCTTAATGTGATTATATTGACAGGCATATTTGACAGTCTGTCAAGATGGCTGAAAGCGTTCAGGATATTCTTGTGTCCTTTTTCGGTTCGATTGCTGAAGGTTTCATTATCAATGATATTAAATATTTCCTTAAATGTTGGTACTCTCTTCTGTGTCTTTTCCTGTATTCTGTCAAACAGATTAGGAGCGAGGTTTCTAGCTTCCTCGTTTGTTATGCTGCTTGATCTCTTTAATGAGTAAATAGATAAGGCATTCAATGCTTCTTCTCTAGTGGCAAAGGTGCCTATGCATATCTGCTTCTTCTTGCCTGTTATTATATCTCTTTCATCGCTCATTACACGGGCACAGTAGGGGTTTCTTCTCTTACCTGATAATTTAACCACGGTACCACTATTATTCGGTCTGCGTCTAAATCTAGAGTTTCTAGGCATAATATGACACGTCCTTTCATTAACGTTGTTGGATTTGACAAATGTTATTTAGCGTGATATTCTCACATCAGAAGTAAGACCCAGGGCAGGTAGCTAAATGCTAAGCGTGCTATTTTGTACGTTGCCTCCTGGGCTTTCTTTTTTTTAGTTAAATATAACACGGCCTTTCAGTTGTAATTTGCCTTGAACGTGCCAATCGTGATATAATTGAGTACGTAAAAGGACTTTATGAGATGGTTCTTTTATATGAGTGATATTGGCGTATCACTATCAGCATCCTAGTTGGCGCTAGGGTGCTTTTTTTATTTGCTCATTGATTTTACAAGACAGACTATAATTACAACATCAAGAACAATTTGAATTATATCTAATGCAATCTGCATAATATCGCTTCCTTTCAATAAAATAGTATTTTTAGCCTACATCAATCTTCCCAATTGAAATCTTTGATAACTTTCTTTAGTTTTCCTAGACATCTAATATTGTTGCTCAATGGATCAACAACGATAGGGTCAAAATCTGCATTCATTGGCTGTAACATGATTATCCCGTTTAATTCCTTATACTTCTTGCAAGTGGCTGTATTGGTGTCTGTACAGAAGCATCCAATAACACCATCATCTACTTTATTCACTTTCTCAAATATAAGAAGATCACCATCAGAGATACCAGCGTCTTTCATACTTTCACCGCTTGCATATTGTGCAAAGTATTTAGCTGACTTACTCAAGCCTTTAGAAGGCACAGGAATCATATCAATGATATTGTCATCTACAAAGCCACCATTCCCACAACAAATAGAGTCGTACAGCGGTACTCTAGTGTAGTCAATATTCATGTTTCTATATATTGCATCATCATGATTACCTTTTATTAAATAGTCTGTAGAAACGCCAAAGTAGTCAGCAAGTTGCTGAACTATACCCATTTTTGGCTCAGTTCTATTGATTTCCCATGACGAAACCGTTTTATCGCTCACACCGACAATTTCACCAAGTTCTTTTTGATCCATTCCTCTTTTTTCACGTAATTGTTTAACATTCGTGCCGAATTGCGTTTTCATTTGTAACACCTCTTTTCGCTTCTATTATAATGCAAACTGTAGAACAAATAAAGCAAATTGAATTGAATATTCTACAAATTGCATATTTTTATTGACATTCTACAAAACGTAGGATAGAATTAGATTCGTAAGGAGGTGGTAAGATGATTTCGAGAATGAGACTTGATGAAATTAGAAGAGCAAGGGGTTTTTCGCAAGAGTACATGGCCGATAAATTGGGCTGTCACAGAAATACTTACGCAAAAATGGAAGAAAAGCCACAAAATATTACCATGGAAGCAGCGGATAAAATAGCCACATTATTAAACGTTTCAATTAATGACATTATTTTTTTAGAATCGAATCTACAAAACGTAGATTCAAAAGGAGAAACAAGAAAATGAACGAATTACAAGTATTTAAAAATCAAGAGTTTGGTTCAGTAAGAACATTGGTAATTGATAACGAACCTTGGTTCGTAGGTAAGGACGTTGCAGAAGTACTTGGATATGCAAAAGCAAGAAATGCAATCGCCCAACACGTTGATGAAGATGACGCCCTAAAACAGGGCATCACCGATTCATTAGGTCGTAAGCAAGAAACCACATTTATTAACGAAAGTGGTTTATATAGCCTAATCCTATCAAGCAAGTTAGAGAGTGCAAAGAAATTCAAACGTTGGGTTACATCTGAGGTGTTGCCAGCATTAAGAAAAACAGGGCAGTACCAAGTGAAGGAGTTGAGTGGCTCAGAATTAATGGCTAAGGCATTAATCGAGGCTCAAAGTGTTCTAGCTGCTAAAGACAAGCAGATTGAGGAAATGAAACCTAAAGCCTTATTCGCTGATGCAGTAGCAACTAGCCATACATCTATCCTTGTAGGTGAACTTGCAAAAATCTTAAAGCAGAATGGCATTGACATGGGTCAGAAGCGTTTATTTGCATGGCTCAGAGAAAAAGGATATCTGATCAAGCGCCAGGGCACTGATTACAACATGCCTACACAGAAGGCTATGGAACTAGGTCTCTTTGAAATCAAGGAAGGCTCTTACGTTAACGGCTCAGGAGTAAATATCACGACTAAGACGCCTAAGGTTACTGGCAAGGGTCAGCAGTATTTCATTAATAAGTTCCTTCAATAGGAGGTGATCATCATGGATGAATGGAGTATCAGCGTTGAGGAAGTCATGCAGATTACCCATAAAAGCCGTGACTTTATCCTAAACGCTATAGAACAGGGCGTAATGCCTGGGTCAGTAGTAAAACATGACTCAGGTAAAAGAAGTACTTACATTCCACGAAAGGCTTTTGAATCTTACATGAACGAATGGAACACAAGTCCAACCGATAAGGTTATTCAAGCATTATTTAAGAAGTATACAAAAGAATAGTGCTTTAGTTGCTCGTAGGCACCTAAGGCTAGGAGACAAATAATAATTCGTAGAATGAACTGCAATACATAATTTTTTGATATCTCTCCTAATTGACTGAATTACTGATACGTATACGGTCTCCTAGCGCTAAGTGCTTATGAGCGCAAAAAAAAGAACACACGACAGCCATCGTGTGCCCTTAAAAAATATCAAAACCACGTGCTTATTTTAGCACAGAAAAGGAGAGTTTTCTATGGAAAGAAGAAAACCAAGACTAAAAATCCCGTTTTTTAAAAGAATGTGGAGAAAATACGGATTTCCTAGAATTCGTAGAACTAGAAAGTATCAAAAATTAAGAATGAAGGTGATGGGGTATGAATAGATTTGAAAAAATTATTATTATTGTCTCTAATCTAATTGTATTGGCAAGTTTCTTTTCAGGAATTGTTACAGGCAATAATTTAAATGTCACAGAAATGAAGTTATTAAGTGTAGCTTCATTAAGCATGAACTTATTAGTGGTTGAGTACATGCTCGTTGTTATAAGAAATAAATAAAGGAGAAAAAAGTATGGAAAAGAAAGCATTTATTAAAGTTGAAACATTCGATGGAGGGGTTCACATTCAAAACGGTGGTACTAATTATCAAACGCTATTGATGATGTCACTTTTAATTGACGCATTTAAAAAAGGTCAATTAACAAATGAGGATGATGCAAAGAACGATACGTTCAAACAGATTGTTGAGTTTATTTGGAAGAGACCAAAAGACGCATCAAGAGCACTTATCAAAATTATCGGCATTGATAGTGATTTGGATTCTTTATTTGAAGGATTCAAGTGTGAAAAGGAGACTAACTAAATGGATAATATTAAGATTAATTCTTTTGAACTAGAGAATGTAAAAAGAATCAAAGCTGTACAGTTAGAGCCATCTGAAAAAGGCTTGACAATCATCGGAGGTGATAATGCACAGGGGAAGACATCAGTACTTGATGCAATCGCTTGGGCATTAGGAGGCAATAAATACAAGCCATCAAAGCCAACAAGAGAAGGGTCTAGCGTTCCTGCAGCTTTAAAGATTGTTTTGTCAAACGGAATCATAGTTGAGCGAAAAGGTAAGGCAGGCGCTCTAAAGGTAACTGATCCATCAGGACTTAAAGGAACGCAAGGACTTCTTGATTCGTTCATTAATGAATTCGCACTAGATCTTCCAAAGTTCATGCAGATGAACGATAAAGATAAAAGCGCTACATTATTAAAAGTTATTGGAGTTGGTGATCAGCTTAATGAGCTGGAACAGAAAGAAAAAGCTTTCTATCAGAATCGTACAGAAACAGGAAGAATCAAAGACAGAAAGAAGAAAGCATATGAAAACATGCCTGTATTTGAAGAAGCCCCAGAAGCTTTGCTGGACATCAAAGAACTTATTGAACAGCAGCAGAAGATACAGAAGGTTAATGCTGATAATGAAAGAATCAGACAGGAAGCAAAGAATAAAGCAATGAATGCTTCTTATCTTAAGCAGAAGCTTGATGATATTGAGAAAGAATATCTAAAGGCAAAAGAAGCATCAGAAAAAGCATTCATGGAAGCAGAAGAAGCTTCTGCTGAATTAGACAGTCTGATTGATATCGATACATCTTCAATTGAAGAACAGATTTCTTCTATTGAAGAGATCAATTCAAAGGTAAGAGCCAATTTCGAAAGAAAAAAAGCATATAAGGAATATGAAGAACTTCAGAGTGAATACGATGACTACACTGCTGCTTTAAATGAAGTAAAAGAACAGAAGGTTAAATTATTGGACAATGCAGATCTTCCTCTTGAAGGATTATCAGTAGAAGAAGGAAGACTTACGTATTTAGGGCAGAACTGGGATAACATGTCTGGTTCACAGCAGTTGAAGGTTGCAACTGCAATCTGTAAAGCAATCAATCCTAAATGTGGATTTGTGTTATTAGATAAATTGGAACAGATGGACATGAAGACATTAAATGAATTTGGTTCATGGTTGGAAAAGGAAGGATTACAGGCAATTGCCACAAGAGTATCTCAAGGTGATGAATGTTCTGTAATCATCGAGGATGGATACATCAAGAAAGAAGAACCAACAGCTGAACATAAATGGGAAGGAGTGAAATGGTAATGGATTTTGAAATCACAAAAGGGACAGTCCAGAAACCTTATAAAGTAGTTGTATATGGCCCTGAGGGAATTGGTAAGTCAACCTTCGCTTCTCATTTCCCTGACCCTTTATTTATCGATACAGAAGGATCTACTAGATCATTGGATATCAAGAGACTTCCTAAACCGACTTCTTATGAAATGCTTAAACAGGAAATTGATTATATCATTGAGAAGAATACATCCATCTGCAGAACACTAGTCATTGATTCGATTGACTGGGGTGAAGCTCTTATCGTTCAGCATATATGCGATAAGTATCAGAAGAAAGGCATTGAAGACTTCGGATATGGAAATGGTTATGTCTACACAAAGGAAGAGCTCGGAAGACTTCTTAACAGATTAGAAGATGTAATTGAAAAAGGTGTGAATGTTGTTCTTACAGCACATGCGCAGATCAGAAAATTTGAAAAACCAGATGAAAGCGGTGCTTTTGACAGATATGAATTAAAACTGGGGAAGAAGACTGCTTCACAGACTGCACCTCTTGTAAAGGAGTGGGCAGATATGGTCCTATTCGCAAATTATCAGACATTCGTGACAAAAGACGAGAAGGGAAAGACAAAAGTATCAGGAAACAGAAGAGTGATGTACACAGTACATAATGCATGCTGGGATGCTAAGAACAGAGACGGTCTCCCAGAAATGTGCGATTTTGATTATCAGGTAATCAAACCACTTGTTGAAAAAGCAATCGCTGAACCTGTAGATAATACATCAAAAGAGGAACCAACAGCTGAACCTATCGGAGCAGAAACATACTCACCTTCTGTAAGTGCTATTGATTTTGAATCAGATGAATATAAGAAGCTTCCTTCTCAGCTTGTGGATCTTATGAAGCAGAATGAAATAAGCATTGAAAGAATGATGGATGCAGTATTTGCTAAAGGAATCTTTCCAAAAGATACACCTGTTGAAAACATACCTAGCGATTTCTGGTCATATCTTATCAGTACATGGAATGAATTCCTAGGTGCACTAGTAGAAAATGAAATGCAATTTTAAATAAGGAGAACATAAATATGAGTTATCAGAATAATTATCAGAACAATCAGAATGATGGAGCAATGGGATGGGATGAAGAAATTGTAAAGGATAGTGAATTTGTCACACTTCCAGAAGGAATCTATGATTTCATCATCAAGAAGCCATTTGAAAGACAGAAGACTTCCGGACAGGGAAAGTTTCCGGTATGCAACAAGGCAGTTATTACATTAACTATCAATTATGAAGGCAAAGAAGTTGACGTATCAACTAATTTAATTTTACACAGAAGTCTTGAATGGAAGATTTCTCAGTTCTTCGAAGCAATCGGTCTTAAAAGAAGAGGAGAACCATGCAGAATGGCATGGAATGAAATCATTGGAAAAACAGGAAAGGTCAAGATTGCGCCAAGAGAATATAACGGCAATACATACAATGATGTAAAAGAGTTTATCGTTCCTTCTTTAGATAATGCTCAGCCTCAGTCAAATGCTCAGCAGCAGTGGGGAAACTGGAATAAATAATGCAGCTGAGAAAATATCAGCAGGAAGCACACGATTCTATTTTCAATGAATGGGAAAAGAAGGGCATCAAAAAGACCCTTCTTGTTCTTCCTACTGGATGTGGCAAGACGATTGTATTTGCCAAAGTTGCAGAAGACTGCGTAAAAGAAGGAAACAAAGTCCTGATCATGGCACATAGAGGCGAACTACTCGAACAGGCTGCTGACAAAATCAAGAAAATGACAGGGCTAGAATGTTCTGTAGAAAAGGCAGAACAGACATGCATAGGTTCCTGGAACAGAATCGTTGTCGGAAGCGTGCAGACGCTTCAGGGAACAAAAAGATTATCTAAGTTCCCAAAGGATTATTTTGACACAATCATCATTGATGAAGCTCATCATGTGCTTTCCTCAAGCTATCAGAAAGTACTTGAACACTTTGATGCAAGAGTACTTGGAGTAACTGCTACACCAGATAGAGGTGACAAGAAGAACCTAGGCAGATACTTTGAAACATTATCTTATGAATACACATTGCCAGAAGCAATCAAAGAAGGATATCTAGTACCAATCAAAGCACTGACTATTCCTCTTGAATTAGATTTGAGCAGTGTATCAATGAGTGCCGGGGACTTCAAGGCAAGTGATGTAGGAAGTGCATTAGACCCTTATCTGATGGGTATTATCAATGAAATGAAAAAGTACTGCAAGGATAGAAAGACAGTTGTCTTTCTTCCTCTTGTAGCTACATCTAAAAAGTTTACAAAACTATTAAATGAAAATGGATTTAAAGCTGCAGAAGTAAACGGTTCATCAAAAGACAGAGAAGAAGTTACAAAAGACTTTGCAGAGAATAAGTACAATGTCCTATGCAATTCGATGCTTCTGACTGAAGGATGGGACTGTCCTGATGTTAACTGTGTAATTGTATTAAGACCAACTAAAGTGAGAAGTCTCTATTCTCAGATGGTTGGGAGAGGTACAAGGCTATCACCTCAAACAGGCAAGAAAGATTTATTACTGCTTGATTTCCTCTGGCATTCAGAAAGACATGAACTGTGTCACCCGGCTAATCTTATCTGTGAAAGTGAAGAAGTCGCTAAAAGAATGACAAAAAAGATGGAAGATAATGCTGGAGAGGAATTCGATATACAGGATGCTGAGGAAGAAGCCAAGAAAGACATTATCAAAGAAAGAGAAGAGGCACTGCAGAAACAGCTTGAAGAGATGAAGCACAAGAAAAGAAAGCTTGTTGATCCTATTCAATATGCAATGAGCATAGAAGCTGAAGATCTACAGGATTATGTTCCTTCTTTTGGATGGGAATGTACTCCTCCAACTGAAAAGCAATTAAAACTATTGGAAAGTGAAGGAATATTCTCTCAAGAAATTCCTAATGCTGGATATGCATCAAAACTTATTGAAAAACTCGATATGAGAAGAAAGGCACATCTTGCAACACCAAAGCAGATCAGACTCCTTGAAAGATATAACTTCGAGCATGTAGGTAACTGGCCATTTAAAGCTGCTTCTAATATGATTTCAAGAATTGCATCCAATAGCTGGAAATTGCCTGACGGACTGAATCCAAAAGAATATGTTCCACAATAATTTCTAGAAAGGAAGGACCAGAATGACAAAATATGATTTGAAAGAACTTCTTGAATATATAGATCCTTCCTCTCTTTCCTATCAGGAATGGTGCAATGTTGGAATGGCACTCAAGCATGAAGGATATAGTGCGGATGACTGGGATTCATGGAGCAGTGCAGATTCCAGATACAAAAAAGGCGAATGCTTCACTAAATGGAATTCATTCAATGAAGAAGCTGGTGCTATTGTGACCGGCGGAACAGTATTTGAATATGCTAAAAGAGGCGGATGGCATCCACCAGTCAAAGAAAAGTATAAAGATGGGGCAATCGATTGGGATGATGAAATAGGCAGTATCATTGATACTGATTCTGTCGATTCGATAGAACTACAAGAACCCTCTGATAATGAATGGCATCCATCAAATGAATTGATCAGATACCTATCTACACTATTCGAAACTGATGATTACGTTGGCTTTGTAATGCAGTCTATGGAGAATGATAAAGGAAAATATATTCCTGGTAATCGAGGAATATATAAGATGACTGCTGGAGAACTGATTGAAAAGCTTCATAAGTGTAATGATGATATCGGAGAGGTTCTTGGAGACTACAATCAGGAGGCAGGAGCATGGATCAGATTCAATCCTCTGAATGGTGAGGGTGTTAGAAATGCAGATATTGCATCATTTAAATATGCATTAGTAGAATCTGATTCTATCGATATCGGAAAACAGCTATCTATAATTCATCAGATTGAGCTTCCAGTTGCTGCAGTTGTATACAGTGGCTCTAAGTCAATACATGCAATCGTTAAAATAGAGGCTAATGATTCTAAAGAATATAAAGAACGTGTGGCATATCTTTACAAGATATGTGATAAGAACGGTCTTGAAGTTGATGGTCAGAACAAGAATCCTTCTCGTCTATCGAGAATGCCTGGTGTAATCAGAGGAGAACATAAGCAGTTCATCATTGAGACTAATACAGGTAAGGAATCCTATGATGAATGGGTAGAATGGATTGAATCAATTGATGATGATCTTCCGGATGAGGAATGTCTTGCTGATTCATTAAAGAACATACCTGACTATGCAGAGGAACTTATTCCAGGAATATTAAGACAAGGGCATAAGATGCTTCTTGTCGGCCCTTCCAAGTCAGGTAAGTCATTTGCACTTATTGAATTATGTATTGCAATCACCGAAGGCACTGAATGGATTGGAAGAAAATGCAAGCAAGGAAATGTGCTTTATGTGAATTTCGAATTAGACAGGCCTTCATGTCTTCACAGATTCGAAGATGTCTATAATTCGCTCGGAATACCAGAAAACAAAAGACATTCAAAAAATCTGTATACATGGAATCTGAGAGGTAAGACATTAACACTTGATAAGCTTGTTCCAAAACTTATAAGAAGAGCTAAGAAAAGAAACTATAGAGCAGTTGTGATAGATCCTATTTACAAAGTAATAACAGGAGATGAAAACAGTGCCTCAGAGATGGCTAACTTCTGCAACCAGTTTGACAAGATTGCTGAAGCAACAGGTGCATCTGTCATATATGCACATCATCATTCGAAAGGTGCACAAGGTTCTAAGAAGTCAATGGACAGAGCTTCCGGCTCTGGAGTATTCGCAAGAGACCCTGATGCCTTATTAGATATGATAGAACTTGATATTCCTAAGGAAGTGAAAGACAAGTTCAGAAAAGAAGCAGAAGTGGAGACAATCAAGGTAGTGCTTGATAGAGCAGTACCTAACTGGAGAACATACATTTATAAAACACTTAAGACAGATGAGAATGATCTAGAAGCAATGAATAACTACTGTGCAGAGATGCTTGATTTTGATCAGATGACTGAACTGGAGATTCTGAAAGAGAAGCAGTTATACAATGTCGATCATATGAGTGCTCTACAGATCAGCGGAACATTAAGAGAATTCGCTTCATTTGATCCTATCAATGTGTTCTTTAAATATCCTCTTCATTATCTTGATAACACTAATCTGCTTAAGGGCTGCAGTCCTGAAAGAAAGAATAAAAGTCCTAATGAAAAACGTATTGATTCAAAGAAAAAGCAGAAAGAAGAAAATATAGAACTATTCATTAATGCTTTTGAAAAAATAAATGTTAATGGAAAAACAACAGTTAAAGCATTGGCTGAATCTGGATTAATGCTTGGAAAAACAGAAAGCGCATTAAGAGGTTTCTTTAATAGATCAATAAAAGATGGGTCTCTTGAAGGATTCAAATATGCAAAGGGAACAATAGAAAAAATATAGCGTTCGCGTTCGCGTTCGAACATATATAAATATATGTATGAACGCTACGAACGATAAGAACATAGTTGCTGACTGCGTACGTATTAATATATGGGGAATTTGAGATTCCCCCATATATATACGTTACGCGTCATCATAGTGACTATGAATTTTGAAAGAACGAAGGTGAAAAAAATGAGAATAACAATGGAACAACATCTTGAAGCTCTTCAGGATGCGGAAGAAAAATATAAAAAGCTAGAAGAAGAATATTCTTATTTGCAGGAGGAGCATGAAGACCTCAAACAGGAATATGCAGATTTCAGAATTAGAAATAATAAATATGTTTCTTCTTTGAAAAGCATCCTTGAAGAAACTATCAGGGAAGACAAGAAAATCAAAAGAGACTGCAAAATCATCATAGTACTATCATTTATTCTTGTAGTGCTTGTGATTGCGCTGTTTGCTCTTTAGGAGAAAGAAAAGGAATGTCTGAATGAACAAGTATAATTCAAGAAAAACAACAGTTGATGGAATCACATTCGATTCCAAGAAAGAAGCCAGAAGGTATTTAGTACTCAAGCAGATGGAACAGGATGGAGAAATAAAGAACCTCCGTCTTCAGGTTCCTGTCGAGTTGATACCATCTTTCGAAATTTTGGTTGATGGAAAGAAGAGAAAAAGAAGAGCAATGCGATACATCTGTGATTTTGTCTATGAAGTCAACGGAACAACAATCTATGAAGATGTAAAAGGCAGAAAAACAGATGTTTACGCAATCAAGAAGAAATTGTTTGAATATAAGTTCAAAACAACCATAAAGGAGACTTAAGAATGAATAATTATTTAACTAAAAAAGTGGTCTACTTCACTTATCAGCAGTTTTTAAATGAGCTAGAGGAATTAAAAAAGAAATATTACGTTATCGGCTACACTGTCAAGTCTCAAGAAAACGCTGCAGATGTTCAGCTAGTCGAAAAGTAAGCGAAAAGAGGCAGAGAAAAAATGGAAAAATTATATCTGGTAAAGTTAGGAAATATGTATGTTACAAGTGCATCACTAACATCTATTAAATTGGATGAAACAGTAGAGAAAGCGAAAGTATTCAAAAATGTAGTAGAAGCTGAAAGTATTGCTAATACTTTAGGAGCAATTGTCATTACTTTCGTTTCGGAGGATTAAAAGAATGTTTAAAGAAATCGGAAGAGTTACAGAATTATTAAAATATCCACAAAATAAAATCCTTGATTTAGATAAAGTAGCACATATTAATAGTGATGATCTAACTCTCACTATTACATCAGAAGAGTGTGCTGAACTAATCCAATCTATTACAAAAGTAAAAAGATATGGCTTTCACGATGAATATGAAGATAATCTTCACGAAGAAGTGGCTGATGTGCTTATCTGTATTGCTGAGTTAGTATGTTTAGGCTATTTGGATATTGATAAAGTCAGAGACTATCAGAAATTGAAAATCAATAGAGAAATAGAAAGAGCAATCCAGAAAGAAGAAGAACTGAGAAAGGAGACAGAAAAGCATGGAACTTGTGAGTAGTCAGAAGCTAGAAGCAGTCGCTGACTTCTTGGCAGATGATGAAGTCTTTGGAATCGCCCCATGTTCACATTTCAATAACTCTTTAAAAAGAGATAGGGTTGACGTGTCTTGTGATATTGGGGATTGTGACGGAGACTGTCCATTCTATTCAAAAGAGAACTTCATCAAGTGGATCAAAAAACCAGATAGTAAGTATGATGTTGATGGTTTGAAGAAACCTAAAAAAGAGGACTTTCTATGCTATGACAATAGAAGCAGCAGGATTTGTTTGAATGATGATTACGTCAAAGCATTAGAAGAGTATTGCAATAGATTAGAAGAAGAACTTGCAGACACTGAATATGATTTAGAAGCTGAGCAGTGTGAAAATAGAGAGCTAACAGAAAGATTAGAGAAGGTTAGAGGTGCTCTTGATGAACATGATTAAGGTATATGAGCAAGCGCTTAAAACATTGCTTGAATTACTTTATAAAAAAAGTGATTGTATATCAATAAAAATAGCATTGGCAGATATAAATATGGAAGAATATCCACCTTGCGACATGGGATTATGTGATGAAAGTGAAGCATTTTGCCCATGTTGCAATGCTAAAAATTTATTCAAATATTTAACTGATCAATGGAAATTTGGAGAATATGATGATTAAGGTAGATGAAGAGAAATTAAGACGTTTCATTGATGCGTCTTTAAATAATTGTGTGGATTTGATTTATCCTATTTTTGATCGTAGGAGTTGTTCCTATATTAAGTGTGACGACTGCCCTTTTGGTACTGCTGAAAGCACTATAGAATGGCTGAAGGAGGAAAGCCATGACAATGATTGAAACTGATAAAGAACATTTTAAACAAATAAACATTTATCTTGTAGATGGATCTAGATATGTAATTGAGCCTTTAGATGATGGGCTAGCAAAATATGTAAAAGGCAATTTTTACGGAGGTTTTAACATTGGCATCTCAAAAAATGAAGCGAAATCAATTATTCATGAATGGGTGTTTAATGCTGAAAGACAACACAGCGGCAGAATTGATGATATTGGTATTACAGCAAGTAATATTATGTCTATTGAATTTTTAGAACATAGGGAATGATTATATGAACAAAAAGAATTTAAAAGAAATTACATATTCGGGCGAGTTTGTGAACGAATTAGAAAGCAAGATAGAATATCTAAAAAAAGAAAATGCATTAATAAAACGTAGATATACTGTTTTAGAATGTCAAAATCATTATCTTGAGTTATATGAGGAAGCGTTAAACCTAGCAATCACAAACGCTATTATTGTTGGTGGCTATGATTTTTGGGAAAGAGCTGCAATAGGATATGGCGTGCAAGAATTTTATAACAAGTGCATTCATAGAAACGCACCAAATCTTAATAAAGGTATTGAGGAATTCTATCTTTCGCTAATAGCAAACGCAAAAGCACAAAAGAGTGAGGTAAAAGAAAATGTTAAATGCAGAAAGATTTAAGAAAGAAATATTAGAAAATTCAAATGCTGTTTTTGATTTTTCAATGAGCAAGGATAAGCATACAATTAAGAAATGCCTTGGTGTTTGTGATGATTGTTTCTTTCACGAAGCAGGAGATTACTGCTCGAATATTAAAGTTAAGTGGCTCTTATCAGAATATAAAGAGCCTATCAAGGTATCTAAGTTGGAATATGATATTTTGAAATATCTTGCAGACAATACCAAACATATGTATATAACCAGAAATAAAAACGGCAACCTTTATATCTTTGATATTGAGCCAAGAAAAAGTAAGGCTGACGATTTGTGGACGGGCCGTGGCACAAGTTGGCTTGGAGTATTTAACAAATTATTCCAATTCGTGCAGTGGGAAGACTCAGAGCCTACATCAATCGAAGATGTACTCGGTAATTGTGAGGTGATTGAAGGGTGACTTACAAAGAAATACTGAGCATGGTCAGAGATTCCACATTTAACACTTTTGAAAAAGGTGTAAGTTATGACGGCATTCAGAAGGGCATTGTTGAATGTGCAACCAAAATTTACATTGCACAGATGCAGCTTGAAAAAGAGAAGCTGCAAGAAGAATATGATGATCTTTATGAAGGGCATGACAAACTTTCTTATGATTGGGCAAAGTTAAAGAAAGAAAATAGAGAACTTAACAAAAAATACAATGAACTTCTTGGAGATTTTAACAGAATTAACAGCGAACCTCTTCTAAGAAAAATGACTATTGCTGAACTGAAGGAAAGGGGATTTTTAAGAAATGAGAGTAAATGAAGTGTTGACAAGAGTTGATGAAGATGAACTCTTTGACATTAGATGTAAAAGTTGGAATTTTTGTATACAAGGAACAAAATGGGAAATCACTCATAGTGACACATTCATGGATAACCATTTTGGAGATATGTTAGTAACTCATATTGAAGTAAATGATTTGCCAAGAGGACACGCAATCATGCTATTGGTTGATTAAGAAGGAGTTTATAAGATGATATTTGTGTTCATTACGTTCATGATCATTCTTTGGATGATTATGATGTCTGGTTAAAGAGGAGATTGGATATGATGATTTGGATTATAATGATAGCAGCAGTGCTTATTTGGATCTTGATGACTGCATAATTCTCGGAGGTGTATGAATGACTACAGAAGAAACTAAACAGTATTTGAAAAACTACAAGAACATGATGCATAGAATAGAATACATTGACAATAAGCTAATCAATGTAAAATCAATACCTTATGATGATTCTTCAGTAGGATCATACGCAGAGCCAAAAACAAATAACGATTACATCATGATGAAGGATAAGTATCTTAAGGAAATGAGCAGTATAAGAGCCTCGGTTGAAAGCATAGAAGATATGACTCTAAGAGATGTATTGTTCTATCGATACATAGAATGCTTAGAGATATATGACATTGCTGATATCATGGATTGCTCTAATACATCTGTATTTGCTTATCTGCGTGATGCGATTAAAGAACTTTCAATTATTCTTGATTAATTCTTATTAAACTGTATTAATCTGCATTAATCAGAAGCGCACAGCACTTAAAAAGGTGCTAGTATGGTATTAGACAGAAATATATATAAGAGGGCCGGGCTAAACAGTTTGGTCCTCTTTTACATTAAGAATCATTAAGGAGGCGTATTAATTGTATGACAGAAAAACAGAGACTGTTTGCAGATGAGTATCTGAAAGATCTAAATGGTACGCGTGCCTATAAAACGATATACACTACTATCAAGAATGATAATGTTGCAGCAGTAAGAGCAAATACACTTCTTAAGCAGAAAGATATTTCTGATTATATAAGCAAAAGACTTGAAGAAATTCATAATGAGAATACGGCTGACATCCAGGAAGTGATGGAGTATCTTACATCAGTTCTAAGAGGAGAATCAGCCTCAGCGGTATTGATGATGAGTGGCAATGGTATGCAGAAGGTCACTGAGAAGCCTCCGGATGAGAAAGAAAGGCTTAAAGCTGCAGAGCTTCTTGGAAAGAGATTCGGTATGTTCAAAGACAATGTAGATGTTACATCGAACGGTAAAACAGTAATTGTAGATGATATAGATGAATAAGGTTAGTTTAAAGTCTACTATTGGTCCGGCTTTCTATGAAGTTCATAAGCATGTAAAAAACAATGACTACACGCATTATTGGTTAAAAGGTGGCCGTGGTTCTTTAAAGTCCTCTTTTATAGGTGTTGAGATACCTCTAGGCATTATGAGAGATGCACAGCGAGGTGTTATGAGTAACGCTGTTATCATGAGACGAGTAAAAGACACTCTCAGAGATTCAGTATATGAACAGATTAAGTGGGGCATCTATAAGTTAGGCGCTCAAGATGATTGGTTAATACCTGAGTCTAAATTAAAAATGACTTATATGCCAACAGGTCAGCAGATAATATTTAAGGGTGCCGATGAACCTAAAAAAATGAAGTCAACAAAGGTCCATATAGGTTATGTTAAATATGTCTGGTATGAAGAATGCGACGAATTTGAGACTTATGACAAGATAACCAATATCAATCAGTCACTTCTTCGTGGTGGGCACGAGTATTGTGTCTTTTATTCCTTCAACCCTCCTGAAAGCCAAAGAAATTGGTGCAACAGGCAAGTTCTAGTAAAAAGAGATGATACATATGTCTCTCACACGACTTATTTACAGGCGCCTCCTGAATGGCTTGGGGAGCAGTTTCTGATTGAAGCAGAGCATACTAAGAAAACAAATATTGAAAAATACAATCATGACTACTTAGGTGAAGTAACCGGTACAGGTAGTGAGGTTTTCACAAACCTTGATATACGTGAGATAACCGACGAGGAAATACAGGTATTCGATAGATTAAAAAACGGACTAGACTTTGGTTATGCTGGTGACCCATTAGCATATGTCAAAGCAAACTATGACAAGACGCGCAGGCGTCTTTTTATTTTTGGTGAAGTATACGGAACTAGACTATCCAATGCCAAGGCCGTAAAACTCATAAAAGAGATTAACCCACTCAATAAGCTAGTCACTGCTGATTCAGCTGAGCCAAGAACCATTAATGAATTCAAGTTATTAGGTCTCAATATCATTGGTGCAAAGAAAGGCGCTGACAGTGTAGACAATGGAATAAAGTTCCTTCAGGACTTAGACAAGATAATTATAGATCCTGTTAGATGCCCCAATGCTACACGTGAATTCAATGACTATGAAATTGAAATGGATAGAGACGGCAACCTTAGAGGGGAGTTCCCCGACAGAAACAACCACACTATAGATGCGGTTAGATATGCTATAGAAAATGAAATCCTTATGAAAAAGGCAAGAGCAGGAAAGAGGAGATTTTAAAAGATGTATTATACTTTCACGATTCCACGAGAAGAATTCGACGAGACAAACATAGACAGAAGCATGATCCTTCGTCTCATTAGCAAGCATTATAGTATTCGTGCTCCTGAGATATTGAAGAATGTTGGCTATTACTTTGGTAAGCATGCCATCATGAACAGGAAAAAGAAGTTCAAGAACCAGCCGAACAATAAGATCATGGTAAACCATGCTAAAGATATATCAGATACAGCAACGGGCTATTTTCTTTCAAACCCTATCACATTCAAGAAGAATACAGAAGACGGCAATATTGACAAGCTGACAGGTGCTTTTGTTGATGCAGAAACAGATGATACAGATTCATGCAATGCTATCAATATGTCACGTGCTGGTGTCGCTTATGAGTATGTTTACTTATGTGAGCATGAAAGCAAACTGATGACCAAGACACTTGACCCATTGTCAACGTTCAAGGTTTTTGATGCCTCAATTGAGCAGCATGAACTATTCAGCGTTTATTATTCGATTGAAAAAGATGATTCTACTGACAGGTTCAATATCATCGCAACAGTAACAACTGAGAACTATGTCACAAGAATCGGAATCACATGCAATGAGGAATTCGAAAAAGGCGAGTTTTCAGAACTAGGTGAGCCTTACCCACATTTCTTAGGTGAGGACCCTATCATTGAGTATAGAAACAACATGGACTGCATTGGAGACTATGAACAGCAGATTTCTCTAATTGACGCATACAATACATTATGCTCTGACAGAATCAACGATAAGGAGCAGTTCATTGATGCAGTACTTGTTGTCTATGGCGCTCTTTTAGGTGATGACGATGAAGAAGCAACAAAAGCGCTCCAGGCTATCCGTAAGAATGGTGTTATGGAACTTCCTAGTGATGCACGCTCTGAATATCTGACTAGAACATTTGACGAGAATGCTGTGGAAACACTCAAGCGCTCAATAAAGGAAGATATCTATTCACTTTCTCATGTTCCTAATCTGACAGATGAAAACTTTGCTGGCAACAGTTCAGGAATTGCCATTCAATATAAGCTTTTAGCACTTGAGACCCTCACAAAGACAAAAGAGAGATATTACAAGAAGGGACTTAAGAAGCGTATAAGAATGTTCTGTACTTACCTCAATCTAAAGGCAATTGCTGCTGATCAGTCAATGATTGAGCCTGTATTTACAAGAGGACTCCCACAGAACCGTCTTGAATTATCACAAATCATTGCAAATCTTAAAGGTGTTGTATCAACTAAGACACTTCTTGCACTTCTTGACTTTGTTTCAAATGTTGATGATGAAATGAAAGAAGTCAAAAAAGAAAAACAGGAAGCACTTGAAACACAGAAGCAGTTATTTGATACCGAAAATCAGAATACTCCTCCAGAAGATGAAGAAGAAACAGAGGAGCATGAGAACGATGATAATGATGATGATAAAGAAATGGAATAATAGTGCTCTGTTATGACTAACATCAAAAACATAAAGTACTGGGAGATGCGAGAAGCAAGGAACATGTACAAGGATATGCAGTTGGCTGAGGACTGCGCCAAAGAGTTGAGCGTAATCTATAGCAAGGCTGCAATCTACACTGCCAAGCAGATTGAGGGAATATTCAATAGATTCGCTTCAAAGCATCATCTAACAAGAGACGAGGCTATTAATCTTCTTTCAGAGGCTGACAGTAAAGATTTCGAAAAACTGCTTGAAGCATACAAGAATAAGACAGGTGCCCAAAAAAGAGAGGTACTAGCAGAATTGGAAGCCCCAGCATACAAGAACCGTATGAAGAGGCTTGACGATATTAACAAGTCAATTAATAAGCTGATTAATGCCATTGAATCCAAGGAAAGAGATGCCATAGGGAAGACAATGCGACAGGTCTATGAAAGCAGTTATCACCATGCAGTATATGAAGCTGCAAGAATGAGTGGTCTAGATCTTCAGACAGGCCCTATTGATGAAGGCGCTCTTGAAACCATTCTAAAAAAGAAATGGTCAGGACAGAACTATTCCGAAAGAGTATGGAACAATACTCAGAAGGTGGCCGATGCATTAAAAGAGGAGTTCATGATAGGAGCATTCACAGGAAAGACAGAGAAGGAAATGACCGACTCAATCAACGAACAGTTCCTATCAGGTAGAAATAAAGCTAGAAGACTTGTAAGAACTGAATCATCATACATTCACAATGAGGCGCATTTCCAGGCTTACAAGGATTACGGCATAGAGGAGTATAGATTTGTTGCAACACTAGACCTTAGAACGTCCCAAATTTGCCGTGAGAGGGACGGAAGTGTATACAGGGTTAATGATAAGAAGATAGGTGTAAACGCCCCTCCAATGCACCCATGGTGCCGTTCTACTACTATTATGAATCTTGACGATGAAACTATGCATAATCTAGAAAGATTTGCAAGGGACCCTGTCACAGGTGAAAGGATGAAGGTTCCAGCGGACGAGACTTATAAAGAATGGTATAAGAGAATGGTTGAAAAGCATGGTACAGATGCAATTAATACTGCTGAGAAATTAGTCGAGAATCGTTCTAGTGACAGAAAACAGCAAATAAAATACCTCGATTTGTTGGGTAAGCAAAATATACCTTTATCACTATCAGAATTCCAAAATTTGAAGTATAATGATAAAGAGAATTGGTTACTATTACAAAAATACAAGAGATCGCGTAGCTCAGGAAAATTATCAGCATTTTCAACATTTGAAGACTATAAGAAGTATCGTAAAATCATACAAGATGAAATTGTTGGGCGTACAACTAAGGATGGAGTTGTAATAAAATCGCAAAGTGACCATTTTATCGAAAGAGTATTAGGGACAACCGAAAAAGAAGGCCCTCAAAAAAATAAGAAACGTGAAGGTGTTGAAATAGAGGATGTTATTTCTGCATTAACTGACCCAGAAAAAATAATCGAAAAAGAAAATGGGAAACGTATAAGTAGAAAGTATATAGGTGAAAACGTAGAAGTTACACTTAACCCTGATACTGGAAATTTAATTCAAACTAACCCTAAGAAAAGAGAGTGAATTGTGATGTACAAATTATTGGATGAAGATGTGAAATTATTGAAAAAGTTGCTTCTTATGAAAGATTGGAACCCGGAAGACGGTTATTCAAAAGAATGTGTTATTGAATATGTTAATGCGAATAGAGAACTAAATAATGAAGAGATTAATCAGATTCGTAATTACGTATTAGACAAGAATCTTGAATATGGATTTGATGATAACGAAGAACCTAATGAACTAGGGTATGCAACTGAAGAATTAGGCGATAGACTGTTTTATGCTATGGATGATTAGTTAAATCCTTTAGTTGATAAAAAGACAATGTGAAAGGACTTGGAATATATGGCAAGGGATGATTATCATGTAATTATTTATCAGATTCTATCCTACCTGTATATGCAGCTAAAGCAAGGCAAGGATATTGATGCATCACTCATAAGACACGACAGTAAATATCTGCAGATCAACAGAAAGTACTGGACTTATGTCATTGTGAATCTATTAAATGAGGGATATATCAGTGGGATAGTAATTGACCAGGATATAGACGAAAACATAGAAATATACAACCTTGATAAATGTGAGATTACACCAAAAGGAATAGAATACCTTACTGATAATTCAACTATTGAAAAAGCCAAGCGATTTATGAAAGACTTGAAAGATATATTACCGTTCGTATAAGCCGACTATCTAGTCGGTTTTTATTTTGCTCAATTTCAAGAAAGGAGAACCATATGGCTGAAGGATTGAAACCACATCATCATCAGTACTTTGAGTATGACTGTAAAAGTTATTTTGATAGCTGTAGGCACGTCATTGTTAAGAAGGTGACATATATGTGCATGATATGCGGAAAACTCTCACACGAGACATATGAAGAGTACTGTCCGCCTCCCAAGGAAAGAAAACCTAAAGCATTGATGAAATACAGAAGCAGACAGAAGAGCGGTTGATGTTCTTCTTTTTTTCTGTTTGTCCATAACGTGCATATGACATTAAAAGGTGCATGGATATAACAGTCATACGGACTATAAACGGAGGAATTAAGTTATGGAATACATTAAGAATATGATGCCTTTGAACCTTCAGCTGTTTGCGGAAGAAGGGGAAGAGGGGGAAGATGATACAGGCGATGAAGGGAATCCCGATAATGCGCAGTCAGGTGAACCTGAAGATGGTAAAGCCAAAGTAACAACCCTCACAGAAGACGATGTGGACAGAATCGTCCAGAAGAGACTTGCCCGTGCAAGAAAGAAGTGGGATAAGGATCATACGGAAGCCGAAAGGCTTCAAAAGATGACAGATGATGAAAAGAAGCAGTATGAGGAAGATAAGAGAAAAGAAAATCTTGACAATAGAGAAGCAGCAATTACTCGTAGAGAACTGACTGCAGTTGCCAAGGAACAGCTTAATGCTGCAGGAGTTCCAGCAGACATGGCTGACTTTATTGACTACACTGATGCTGATTCCGTAAATGAATCTGTCAAGAGACTCTCTAAAGCATTCAAGGGAGCGGTTCAGCAGTCTGTTGATGACCGATTAAAAGGGAAAGCACCTTTAGACAAGGCAAAAAACAATGTATTGACTGCTGAAGAAGAGAATGCAAGAAAAGCATTCGCGAATGCACTTAAATTTTAGAAAAGAGGTATAGAACATGGCAATTAACACATTACAGTATTCAACTATTTTTCAGACTGAACTAGATAAACAGATGGAGCATCTCACTCTTACATCATGGATGGATGCCAATGCCGGACAGATTAAGTATGACGGTGGTGCAGAGGTAAAAATCCCTAAGATGTCATTAGTGGGCTTAGGTGACTATAACAGAGATGAAGGATATAAACAGGGTGCTGTTACTCTTGAATATGAAACATTCAAGATGACACAGGACCGTGGAAGAAAGTTCCTTCTTGATGCAATGGATGTAAACGAAACTAACTTTGTGGCATCTGCTGGCACTGTCATGGGAGAATTCCAGCGTTTACATGTTGCCCCTGAAGTAGATGCTTACCGTATTTCTAAGGTTGTTTCTGATGTTACAGAAAAGAAATCAGCCAACATCCTAACAACTGCATTGACTGAACAGAATATTCTTTCTGAATTAGAAAAGGCAGCGGATACTATCCGTGATAAAGGATACCAGGGCGATATCATCTGTCATATTACATATGATACTTTAAGATTATTAAAGGAAAAGATGGTAAACAGCAACCTTACATCAGGTAAATTAACTATTGGAAATATCACATTAGATATCTATAAGCTTGATGAAATCACATTCATTCCTACACCAAAGAACAGAATGTATTCAGCTATCAAGGTTGATGCTGGAGCAACAAAAGACGCAGGTGGATATACAAAAGGTGAAACTGCTAAGAATGTAAACTTCTTAATGGCGCCAATCAATAGTGTTATCGGTGTTACTAAACAGGACAAGACAAGAGTATTTGACCCTGATACTAACCAGGATGCAAATGCTTGGCAGATTGACTATAGAAGATATCATGACTGCTGGGAAAAGGACAACATGCTTGACCTAATCATTGCTAACGTCTCAGCTGATGCATAATGATCATTGTAAAAAGAATCAACGTTGAAAGGGTCATCCATGAGGATGACCTTCAGCGTTATACAGAACAGGGATATCTTGTCATTGAAGACAAGAAGAATGATGAAGATACTCCTGTAGAAAACAATGAAGTGACGGACCTCAACGATATGACTGTTGACCAGTTAAAGACTATTGCAAAGGAAAAGGGCGTTAGCGGATATTCTAGTCTTGTTAAAAAGGAATTGGTCGCAGTTCTCACTAAGATGCAGGAGGAGTAATCTATGGATCTAGTTGAGATTGTTGCTGAAAGAACAGGAACGAGTCAGGGGCGTGCAAAAATCTATGTTGAAATGGCAAAACAGCGTGCTCTTGCACATACAAACCGCACTGTATACATCACTGCAATGGATTTCTGTGTGGCTGATCTAGCATGTGCCATGTACTTCAGAGAGGGCATGGTCGGAGAATCATCACATTCAGAAGGTGGCATCACATCAACTTTTCAGTCTTCCACTTATGAAGATATTCTCTCAACTATCAACAACTTAAGACTGATTCGTGCAGGAGGAATCGTTCACGAAAAGAAGCCGGAGAGGAACCAATGAGACTTTCAGCACTTAAGAACTATCCTGTATATGAGCCTGTCATCGAAAAAGATGGTGAAGGTGTCACTACTGAAAAGTGGATCAAGAGAAAATCAATGCTTCTTGAAGTATGGCCTGCATCCGGTAAGTTACAGGCTGAAATGTACGGGGAGAGACTGAACTACATTCTTAATATGATTCTTCCTAAGAATAAGGATGATGATTTCAGACTCACTGAAAAGTGGGGCGTGAATGTCTATAATCATTCAATCAATGAACCGGATTACAGAATCATCAGCATGAAGGAATATAACAGACACTATCTCTATGAACTGGAGAAGATTATTAAATGAGCCTCAATGGTGCTAATGAATTATTTAGAAAGCTTCGTGCTATAGATGCCGTTCTTGAGAATCCAGAACAGGTTCTTGGAAAGGCTGCGGAAACAATCAGAAGTGGTTGCGTTCTTGAATGTCCTGTAAATAATGGTGAATTAAGAAATTCCATTAAGACAAGAGTTGAAGGCGACAAGGGATATGTTTATACAAATAAGGCATATGCTCAATATGTTGAATTCGGAACAGGTCGAAAAGGTGCAGCAGACCATGCTGGAATATCTCCATATGCACATCCCTCTTATACCATGGAGCCTTGGTGGATTCCTGAAGAGAAGCTATCAGAAGAAGCAATAAATAACTATCATTGGTTAGTTATCGAGGTTGATGGAAAGAGATATTACAGGTCGGATGGACAGCCTGCACAGCCATTCATGTACCAGGGAGCAAAGAAGACTGAAAAGAAAGCAGTGAAGGATGCTGGTATTGTAATCAGCCAGTTAATTGAAAAGGATTAAAAGCATATGATCAACATTAAAGATAAAGTATATAAGGCTCTGACAGATGAAGGCCTTGAAGTCACTGATATCTATCCTAAGGACTGGGCTAAGCTTCCAGCCGTTCAGTATGTTGAGGAAGATAACAGCGTGGCAGAATGGACGGACGACAAGGAGCAGACATCACATGTCCTTTACAGAATCGAAATCTGGGATACTAAGAGTACATCGGGTACAGCCTTAAAAGTTGATAAGGCATTATCAGCAATGGGGCTAAAGAGAGTATCATGCAGAGATATTGATGATGCATCAGGACTTAGACACAAGAAAATGAGTTATGAAGCATATTATGATAGTGATTACATCTATCATGGTATGTAAATGATAAGGAGGAATTATATAATGCTAGCAAATGGCGCTAAATTATCTTATGACAAGACAAACAAGGGAACTTCTTTCACTGACCTTCCAGGGTTGAAGAAGATTCCTGACATGGGTATTGAAAAAGAAAAAGTTGAAAACTCTTCACTTGATGATGCAGTTAAGGTCTATGAGTTTGGTATCGGAGACCCTGGAGACCTTGAATATACATTCAAGTATGACAACAGCAAACCAACATCTTCATACAGATTAATGAGGGAGCTAGAAAAAACAGGGGCTACTGCAATGTTCAAGGAAACATTGAAGGACGGCACTACAACTACATTCTCAGGACAGGTCACTGTTAAAAGAGCGGGCGGTGGTGTCAATGATGCTATTGAATTTACTGTTGCAATCGCATTACAGTCTGAACTCACTATTACTGATCCAACAGAAGTAGCAGCATAGAAAGGAAGATATAGATAAATGGCAGAAAAAGCAAAAAGAAAACCGTTCATTATTTGGAAAATCGGTGAAGAAGAATACAAATTAAAACTGACAACAGGAGAAATCTCTAGACTAGAACAGATGTATGGGGGAAGTCTTATCAACCTTCTTAATACAGAAACAGGCATGACACCATTATGCACTATGCTGGACATCACACACGGTGGTCTTCAGAAATTCAACAGCAACATCGACAGAAGCGATGTGAATGATATGTTTGATAGATACATTGATGAAGGTGGCTCACAGACAGAGTTCCTTAGTGATGTTCTTATTCCATTGTTCCAGGTATCGGGTTTTTTCTCTGGGGCTCTCGAAACGAAAATGGAAAAGGAAATGGCGGAAGCCAAGAAGAATCTCTAGAAGATATCCTGATTACAGATTACATATACAAGGCGGTCTATGATCCAGCGCTTGATGCTGGAGTAGACCCCTTTTCATTTTGGAATTATTCGTTAGATGAGCTATACGATATTATTTCAGCGCATGAAAGAAAGAAAAAAGAAATGGTGCGACAGGAAGCGATATCTCTTCAGATACAGGCCCTTCAGATAAGGGATTGTATTTCTGCTGTCCTTAACGGCAAGGATGATTCATTCACTCCTGCACAATTGTGGGACTTCTATCCTTCACTTTTTGAAGAGGATAGGAAAGAGTTTGAAAAAGAGAAGGAAAGAAAAGAGATTGCAAGCGCTAGATCTTCTCGTATTGCCTTCAGTAGAAGACATAATGAAGCACTAAGAAAAAGAAAGGCGGTGATGCAGAATGACGGTAGAGGAACTGCAGATAGTAATATCTGCACAGACGAAATCAGCGAAATCAGAACTGAACAGCGTGAAGAATGAAGTCACCGGCCTAAAGAATCATGTTGACAAGGTCACAGGATCAATTGGCAATTCATTCAAGAGTATCCGCAATATTGTGGCGGGTCTTGGTATTGCTTCTCTGATTAAATCAACAATATTAGGTAATGTTGATGCTGCAATCAAGAGAGTTGATACTCTTAGCAATTACAGCCGTGTGATGTCGAATCTAGGCGTTGGCAGTGTTCAAGCGAATGCATCTGTACAGAAACTAAGCAATAAGCTTATTGGGCTCCCAACAACCCTAGACGATGCATCAGGCGCAGTACAGAGATTCACATCAGTGAACAGTAACATCTCTAGATCAACAGATATGTTCCTTGCACTAAATAATGCTATTCTAGCAGGCGGTGCAAGTTCTGAGATACAGAAATCAGCCTTAGAACAGTTGTCACAGTCATATGCTAAGGGTAAACCTGATATGTTTGAATGGCGTTCAGCGATGACTGCAATGCCTGCACAGATGAAACAGGTGGCTGAGGCCATGGGTTTTGTCAATGCTTCAGCACTAGGCGAGGCATTAAGAAACGGAACTGTATCAATGGACCAGTTCATGAATACTCTCATGCAGTTAAACACTCAGGGCATTAACGGCTATCAGTCATTTGAGGAACAGGCAAGAAATGCGACAGGTGGAATTTCTACATCAATCGCTAATATGAGAACAGCTATTGTTAGATGTATGTCAGATGTAATGAACACAATTGGACAGTCTAATATTGCTGGATTCTTTACCAATATTGCAAAGGCAATTAATTCCTGCGTCCCATATGTTGTTGCATTCACTAAAGTTGTTATGGTCGCCGTTGGGTATCTGACGGCACTGTTTGGTGGCAAGTCAAAGAAGTTGAGTTCTTCTTTTGGTGGAGTGTCAAACAATGCTAAGAAGGCAGCAGGAAACACAGGGACTCTTGCAAAGAATATGAACGATGCTTCCAATAGTTCGCAGAAGCTTTCTAAAGGCGCAGGTGGAACAGGAAGCGGATTAAAAAAGGCAGCAGGTAATGCTTCTAAACTTAAGAAAGAATTGAACGGAGCTCTTGCTGGATTCGATGCAATCAATAACATCAATTCAAGCAATAGTTCAAGTGATCCATCTTCAGGTGGCTCAGGTGGTTCGGGCGGTGCTGGTGGTTCCGGTGGCATTGGTGATATAGGAAGCATAGGTGCTGATGCGTTTGATACTAGAAGTATGACTGCACCACTCGAAGAAGTAGACAAGCAGTTAGAGGAAATCAAGAAGAAGGTTGCGGAATTCTTCCAGCCATTAAAGCAGTCATGGGATAAGTTTGGTGCGCCGATGATTGCAGCTGCAGTATATGCATTTAATGGTGTCAAGAATCTTCTTATGGAAATCGGCAAGTCAATGTATACAGTGTGGGAAAACGGCACGGGCGCAAAGACTGTTGAACTGATATTGAAGATATTCACTAACATCTTCAAGATAATTGGCAATATCTCTCAAGGATTGGCCGATGCATGGAACACTGCAGGCCTAGGTGATTCAATCATCCAGCATTTATGGAATATATTTAACTCTATATTGAAGATCATCAATGAGATTCTGAAAATTGTGAGAGATATAACTAAAGCGATTGACTGGACTGTAGTACTAGGTGCAGTGAATGTGGTTCTTAGTATCATTGATGGGCTATTCTCTTTCATAGCAGATAATGTAGGTCTTATTCTTGGCATTCTTTCCGCTATTGCTGGATTATCATTGTTTTCTACTCTTGCCGGAATTCTTGGTACTGTTATCACACAGATACAGCTTGCAGTGGGAGTATTTTCAGGTTGGGCATCACTTGCAACTGCATTGAGCGGTGCATTTGGAATTCTTCCACAGATTTTTGCATCTATTGTAATGGCAGTGAACCCTGTAAATGTCATCATAGGGGCAGTCATTGCTACAGTGGTAGACTTATGGCAGAAGAGTAAGAGCTTCAGAGATGACATAGTAAGCATTCTAGGAAATATTGCTACTATTGTTCAGAAGGTGTTTATGAATATTGTTGCACCTGTCATCAGTACAGTAGCAGGCATCATTAAAGATTTTGTGAATATGGTGCTAAAACCACTGTGGAATGTATGGGAAACAGTTTTTAAGGATATCATGGGAATTGTTAGTGATTTATTGAAATTTGTAACACCGATTTTTAGTACAATTCTTGATATTTTAGGGCCAGTCTTCCAGTTATCACTAACACATCTTCAAGGCACATTTAGAATTGTGTTCGCAGCAATTGGAGGTATTATCCAGGGCGCAGGTGCAGTAATTCACACTGTTGTTGATGGTATCAGAGGATTCTTTAATGGATTAGGAACTTGGATGGAAGGAACTTTCGGTTTCAAATGGAAGAATGTGTTTGAAACAGTTAAGAATGCCGTCAAGGCGTTCAGAGACTACATAGGTCCTATCATCAGTTCCGTACAGGTTATTTTCATGGGTCTAGCTAACTTCATCGGTGGCGTGTTCTCAGGCAACTGGAGAAGAGCATGGCTTGGTGTTAAGCAGATATTTGAGGGCATTGTTTCCGGATTAGGACACATCTTCAAGGCTCCATTGAATTTCATGATTGATGGAATCAATAAATTCTTAAGTGGCATTGGCAAGGTAAAGATTCCTGACTGGGTTCCTGGAGTCGGTGGAAAAGGATTCTCTATCCCTAGGATTCCTAGACTAGCAAAAGGTGGTATCGTAAGTGCATCCACTATCGCCAATATTGGTGAAGCAGGAACAGAAGCAGTAATACCATTACAGAGAAACACACAGGGACTTGATATGATTGCCGAAAAGATTTCAGAAAGATTATCACTTTCTCAGAATGACGGCACAGGTGCTACTTATATCATTAAATTAGTGCTTGATGACGGCAGAGTAATCACTAAGATGGTGATTGACAATATCAAGGACTATGAAGCACGCACAGGCAAGCCTGTATTTGACTATTAGGAGGTGGAATAAATGGCAGATGAAGCGAAAATCAAGATAAACGGAACACTTATTCCGACTCCTTCAGAGATTAACGTAGAAATCAATGATTTAGATTCGGATAGTGTCAGACCTGTCTCAACAGGCGTTTTAAGAAGAAATAGAATACGTTCTAACATGCTTAAGATTACATGTACATATAAGTTGAATACATTTACTGATGTAATGAATATTCTAAAGGTACTCACTCCGGCAGAGTTCACGGCAGAACTCTACATTCCTGATCATGGTATCAGAGGAACCAAGAAGATGTATGCTTCAAATAAGAAGTACAATTATAAGAGAGTGCAGTCTGGTCTAAAGGCAGATTCATTCTCTTTCTCTCTGATTGAGGTGTGATCATATGCTTATAAAATATGGAGAGACAAATGTAACGGACAGACTTCTTGATTATAAGATGTCTGTCTCTTTTGCTGACTGCCGTATGATAGGCAACGTGCCGTCAATTGAACTGACAATGAAGTTCGATAACTATGACGGCATTCTTGACAATATCGACATCAGCAAGTACTGGGAAGTCAAGGAAAATGATGCATCTGATACAAGATACTTCAAGGTGTATGATCAGCCGGAGAAGTACACCAAGGAACTTACTCTCAAGATGTATGACAACAACTATTCTCTTGACAAGGCATACGATACTAAACTGTCTTATCCTGTCACTATAAAAGACCAGCTAGACGAGATTGAAAGTCTGACTGGTCTTTCTATTATTCGTGAAGGAATACCGCAGTATGTTCTTGATAAGAGCGTATCATGGTACGATAACACGATTGTAATAAGAAACTATCTCGGATGGATTGCGGAACTGTTTGGGGCAAATGTCTATGCAGAGGGGATTGATTCTATTAGATTTGTTCCAATTGAAAAGACTGCCTTTGCTGCTACACAGGATTTAACAGATTATGAGAAGAATGAAGTGTATACACTCACAAGAGTATATGCTGAAAATGGTCTCAATCCTCTTTCTAAAGGCGACGAAACAGGCAATACGCTGTTTATTGATTCAGCAAATCTATATGCAGATGAACAGAGCATCATAGACAGCATCTATGACAGACTTAAAGGATTGACTTTCAACCAGGTGAAGAATGTCACAATGATATCGGTTGATAACCTTCTTCCTGGTGCTCTTGTCAATTATAACAGCAATGAATTCACTTTCTTTGTATCTGATCTAACTGTCAGTTATAAAGGTGGACAGTTCTCTATGTCTACGGTTGACGGCAGTGTGACAACAAAGAATGAAGAAAAGACAGTGAATCGTGTATCTAATACAACACGAATCAGAAAGCTGCAGGTCCAGCAGGACCAGGAATCATTGAAACTAGATATAATCGCAAAGGAACAGGAAGGCATCAATGACAAGATGGCTCAATTAAGCCTGTCTAATGAGAAGATATCGCTAAGGGTTTCAGAAGTTGAAGAAAAGGCTGGAGAAGCAATCAAACAGGCACAGGGTTCAGTTAAGAAGTTTGTTTGCGAGTATGCTAGTTCAACAGATGGAGCTACACCACCAGAAACAGGTTGGTCAGAGACTGCACCGACATGGCGTCCAGGATTCTATATATGGCAGAGAACCGCCACAACGATCAACAATACTGTCACATACAGTACACCAGTATGTATAACAGGTGCAAAAGGTGAGGATTCTATATTGTTGTGTATAGAGTCATCAAACGGCACGACATTCAAGAACAGCGATGTGGCAACTATATTCACAGTAAGTATCTATGTGGGTGGAGTTGTGATTGATAACTCTTCAAAACTGAGAGAAACATTTGGAGATAATGCATATCTGCAGTGGCTCATTAAAAGGCACGGAGAGACAGAATTCAGCAAGATCCCGTTAGATGATTCAAGACTCAACGATAACGGGTTCATGTTTACTATTTCAGCGAAAGACATTAAATTCAAGGCAGTATTCAACTGCGAATTAAACATTTAGGAGGAAACAAAATATGGCAATTAAAGCGGTCAATCAAATTGATGTAATTGACTTAACTGATGGCTATTCCGTTGTATTAACAAGCGATAGCCATACATTTTTAGGTACTACTACTTCTGTAAACGGTACACAGACAACTACTACACAAGTAATGGCACTGTGTGGTAGCGAACAGGTTCCATGTACTGTAGGAACTATTACATGTCCTACAGGAATCTCAGCGGTATCTGACGGCAAGACACCAATGCCAACAATCACGGTTACTGCAACATCTGCATTAACTAAGAGTGGTACTATTACTATCCCTATCGTCGTTGATGGTGATATTACTATCAACAAGACATTCAGTTACTCAATCGCATTCAAGGGGCAGACAGGACAGAATGGTACAAGTGTTACCGTTAGTTCGACTTCTGTAACTTACCAAGTCGGCTCAAGTGGAACAACTAAGCCAACAGGAGAATGGAGTGCCACAGTACCTAATGTACCTAATGGACAGTTCCTTTGGACTAAGACAGTAGTCAAGTATTCTGATGGTAAGTCTACTGAAGCGTATTCAGTCTCTTACAAGGGTACAAACGGTTCTAACGGTTCAAACGGTACAAGCGTTACTGTAAGTTCAACATCGGTTACATACCAGGCAGGCACAAGCGGCACTACTCCTCCAACAGGAACATGGAGTACTACAGTGCCTAGTGTGGCAAATGGTCAGTACTTATGGACAAAGACTGTTGTAAACTATTCGGATGGTAAGTATACTGAATCATATTCAGTTTCCTATAAAGGTACAAACGGCACAAACGGAAAGGATGGCTTAGATGCTATCACTATGGCAATCACTTCAAGCGGTGGAACAATCTTCAAGAACACTGCTATCGCTACAACTTTAACTGCTCATGTCTACAAAGGTGGAGTTGAAGTGACTGGCTCTGCGTTATCTGCATTAGGAACCATCAAGTGGTATAAGGACGGTGGAACTACTGCTGTAGCAACAGGTGCGACATACACAATCGGTGCAGGTGATATCACAAACAAGGCAACATTCAGCGCTCAGCTAGAAGGTTAATTACATGGTTAAGGCATCGGCTAGCATGACCCTCGTGAGAGTCAACGATGGCGAGGACGGGCAGGGAATTCGCTCAATCACTCCGGAGTATTACCTATCAGATTCAGCAACGGAAATGCCCGATGCAAGCAGTAACGGGTGGAAAAGCGTTCCCGATGACTACATTGACAAGCATTATTACTGGGTTAGGTCGAAGATATTATGGGATGATGGAACATATACAACGACCACCCCAGTGCTTGCAAATGACCTAAAGTCAATCATTGATGATTACGACAACAGAATAAACAACATGAACAGTCAGCTGCAGCAGGCAACCAAGGATGCTTCTTCGTCTATTGAACAGACAAAGGCATCCATTTTACAGACAGTATCAGAGAATTATTACAGTGCTTCAGATGGCGCAAACCTCGCTTCTACTGTATCTACTATTCAGCAGACAACAGAAAGCATTCAGATGGGATTTGTAAAGAAAGAAGACTTTAGTTCTCTTTCTGATACTGTATCAAACAATCAGACTCAGCTGAATACTTATATCAGATTCAATGCAGAAGGCATAGAGATAGGTAAACAGGAATCTGAATTCAAAACCAAACAGACAAACAGCAAGTACTCTATTCTTCAGAACAACGATGAAGTAGCATATTTCGCTAATAACAGAATGTATAACTCAAACATCGAAGTTTCTAGTTCCTTGAGGATTGGAAACTTCGGATTCATTGTTAACAATGATGGATCATTAACATTTAAGAAAGTAGGTGGTGACTGATGGCAACAAGTGCATCATGCAGTGCGGCGTTTGGTGGCGGCAATGGTAATGTTACAATGACAATGACACGAACAGGTGTCAATGTTGACGGAAACTATGATCTATGGACTGCTACACTAACTAAATACTATAAGTGGAATATTAACTCAAACGCTACTAAATACGGCTCTATGTGGGCAAATGGCGTTCTTATCTGGTCGGGTGGTGTGACTATCGGAGGAAGTGGAACAAAGACACTTGCGACAGTTACTAATATTAGAATCCCTCATGACAGCAATGGGAGCAAGCACTTTGATTTCTCATTTTCACAGGAATTGAAGGTAACTCTTTCGGGCAGCTATGTAGGTAGTGTATCTGCTTCGGGTGGCATTGACTGCGATGTCATTCCTAGAGCGACTAAGCCTTACTGTTCGCCAGCGACTGTTTATTTTGGCAACAATGTCACAATCAAGACACCTAGAGCATCATCTGACTTTGGTCATGTAATCTCGTACAGTTATTATGATATGAATGTACAGATTGCTGATAATCAGTGGAATGACGAATTCAGATGGACAGTACCGACTTCACTGATCAGCAAGATGACTAACACGTCATATTCATATATGACATTCAAGGTAGATACATATAACCATGCAGGAAAGTACATCGGTACTAACTACTGCCGATTGGATTTAGTACTTCCCTCAGGTTATGGTCCAACTGTTACAGGTATCACATATACAAATGAAGATGCTGCAATTGCAAAAAGATTCGGAGCATCAACGATTATTCAAAGTGTTTCAAAAGTCAAATGCAATGTATCTACCTCAACAAAGAATGGTGCTACAATCACGTACTACCAAAATGAAATTGACGGACAGAGTATACCTGGCCCAAACAGTTTCTTTACGACACAGCCACTCAAGTCTTCTGGTACAGTTGTTCTTAAATCAATGGTTACAGATTCAAGAGGACAGAAGGCTACACTCTCAAAGAATATCAGTGTCACACAGTGGTGGTCACCGGCTGTTAAGAATGTCAGCGCACAACGTTGGAATGTGACATCTAACAAGGCTGACGATGAAGGTACGGCGGTTAAGATTACTTATTCATTTTCAATTGCACCTGTTGCAAATAAAAATGATAAGTCTGTCATGATCCAGTACAAAAATGGTGAAACATGGACTACTCTTGCAACTTATACAGATTCATACAGTGGTGAGAACAAGGTATATATATCATCGGCTGGCAAGTTCAATACGGATAATGCCTATTCGTTCAGAGTGCTTGTGAAGGATTACTTCACTACAGATGGTGTTGCATCTTATGCTGCAATTTTGCCTTCGTTCAAACTGCTTGATTTTTCTGCTGATGGCAGAGGAATTGGAGTGGGATGCAAGGCAGAGAGCAGTAAGTTAAAGGTGGATATGCCTCTTGAAGCACAATCATTTAATGGGTATGTATTTGATTTTGATACAGAGAATCAAGTAGATACGTGGGTGCCCGTGCTCACGGATAAGAAGATACAGCATAGAGTTATTGGCTGGTCTGATTGGATCTCTTGTGGAACTAATGGATGTGGTATCACACTGAAATACCGATATAACGACGGATTGAAACTCTGCGAACTGAATTGGAATGGACTCATAAATGCTCCAATCGGTGGAAACACCATGGGGTATGTGTGGGAGAGCTTTCCGAGTGATAAAGTTCCTAAAGGCAATATTTTCATTCCTGTACCAAATCCTGCTACGGACGCCGGCTTAGTTATTAGGTATTACCCTAAAACTAACGATGCATCAGCAAATCATTTCACTCTGACATCACTTAAAAACAACATCAATAATCAATATATCTGCGGTACATTCATGTACTGCTACGCTTAAGGAGAATTAAAATGAAATTATATGACACATCATTGAAATACATGGATGCGATTAACGCAATCGGAGGCACTATTGTAGCAGTATTGACTGCTGCATTAGGCACACATTGGTTTTTATTCGTAGGCTTTTTGACATTAAACATCATCGACTACATCACAGGAATTAGAAAGTCTAGATTAACAGGCAAAGAAAATTCTGCGAAAGGAGTGCGTGGTGTATGGAAGAAACTAGGCTATTGGTTAATGGTCTTAGTTGCGTTCTTGGCTTCAGCAATTTTTATCGAAATCGGTCAGACTATCAACGTTGATTTAACAATTACTACATATGTTGGATGGTTCACTCTAGCGTCTTTAATCGTTAATGAACTTAGAAGTATCATCGAGAATTTTGTAGAAGCCGGAGACAATGTACCATCTGTTTTAACTAAAGGCTTAGAAGTAGCAGAAAACGCTATCAACAAGGAGAATAACAATGGGTAATGATGAATTTTTAAAGATTGCAACCGAAGAAGTAAGAAGATATACAAACGAACATCTAGAAGATCCACAGGAGTATGATGTATATGTGGTGTGGGTGTGCAAGACACTTCAGAACAACAAGGCGCTGTTATCAACTACACTTTCAGATGGCATGTATTTTGAAGTGACTTATAACGGAAATAAAAGAGAAATGTATTTAGATGCATACAAGAAAGAAAAGAATGTGTGCATTAAATTATAAGTATTGTTGTGAGAGGACCTGCGCGCCTCTCATCTATTTTAAGAAAGAAGGTATAAAGTATGATTATTAATGTACATGGTGGACATTCTCTTAAATGCAGAGGAGCAACAGGATTATTAGACGAAGTCAACGAAGACAGAAAAGTTAAAAATAAAGTCATTGAGTTGTTAAGAGCAAACGGACATACAGTATATGACTGTACTGATGATAATGGAAAAGACCAGAATTCTAACTTAAAAGCAATTGTAAATAAGTGTAATAATCATAAGGTTAACTTAGATGTATCAATCCACTTAAACGCTGGGGGCGGTACAGGAACAGAAGTATATATCTATAGTGATAGTTCAAAAGCCAAAGACGAAGCAACTAGAATTGCAGAAAAGATTTCTAACACTTTAGGCATTAGAAATAGAGGTGTTAAAACATCTACAAAGTTATATGTGTTGAGAAAGACTAATTCTCCAGCACTTCTAGTTGAGTGCTGCTTTGTTGACAATGCCACAGATAAGGCTCATTGGAACGCTGACAAGTGCGCAAAGGCAATTGTAGAGGGTATCTTAAATAAGAGTGTAAACGAACATGTTGAAACTCCTACACCTGAGCCACAGAGCAATGCATCTAATGCTTTAGGTACTTATATGATTACTGCTAGTGATTTAAGCGTCAGAACAGGACCAGGGGCTAACTGTAGAAGAAAGACATATGAGGAATTAACTAAGAACGCTAAGGCTCACGATTACGATAAGGACGGATGTCTTAATTACGGTACTCGTGTCACTGTATCTCAATTCGATGGAGATTGGGCAAAGATTCCTAGTGGATGGGTTGCGAGAAAGTATTTGAAAAAAGTCTAATTTAAGTTTTATTATGAGTTTATTCATAAAGATGTTGACTATACTCGACTTAATTTCGACTAAATCTCGACTACACAACAATTTATATTCATAAGAAAAGACCAGGGC